ATTATAGCCACCTTTATCGCAACTTGGATGTTCCTGTCTCTTATTGGTTATCTATGTTCAGATGGTTCTACTTTTAAGCAGATAGCTACCTCAGGACCTATGGTCTTTATCCTTCTTATTATAGGATGGCTTCCATCTATGGTGGTGGTCTTGGACTTAGATGAAATGGCTAATCAAAAAAGATAGTAATATGAAAATTTTATACAGAAACAACCACATCGAGATCTCAGCAATCAAAGGGTTGGTATTTGGTATGGGTTATCATGACCAAACTATTATTATACTAATTGGTTGCTTTGGATTTGAAGTTAAGCTATGGATGTTCAAATCTATTCCTAAACCCAGTAAATAAAGTAAAATGACGGTCAACTTCCATACCTTCTTGACCCTTCTCACTGAGGAGGAACAAGAACAATTCATGTCAGCCTTTAAGATCTTTCAGACTGAGGCTGAAGAGACTACTAACCCTAACGAATACTTTAGAGGTCAGTATATGGCTCCCCATCAATTCCTACTGTCTGCTTTTAACTGGGAGCGTAGCAACCAAGGACCCGACTACTGGAATGAGCTATGTCATAAGTTGAAATCTATAAGTAAAGAAGGAGTTAACCTACCTGAGATGTGTGCTAAGCTTTCTCCTATAGAAGCTGCTAAGTTCATTAAGAATATTGTAGAATGTAGAGGGTTGGAGTTCCTTAGTAGGACACAGCAGAGTAACATCTATTATGCTGCTGATGAATGGATAAGATCTTCTTTTCCTTGGGATGAAACACCAGAGGGTGCAGATTATTGGAACAATATATACAAAAGGTTCATGTTAACTAGGCAAGAGTTTGTTAATTAATCAATTTATATGAAGTACCTAAGTTTGTTTCTAGTATCTACTGCGTTGTTAGTATATGGACTGTTGTTTGTATATGGAAACGTATACGTAGCAGCTTTTTTTACTGTGGTGGGTATAATCGGAGCCTCCCAAGCTATTATTAGAGGGGTTGAAATTATATTCAAGCGTCTTAAAAATAGATCTGATGAAAAGGATAAAAGCATTTGACAAAAGAATAGCAGTTGTCACAATCTTATTCTGTGTACTGACTTATGTGATGATAGATCGAGTTCATCATACCATCGGAGGTCATACTTCAGTGACTAGGTACTATCTTGTCAAGGATTACAGAAGCAACAGCCATTTATTTCATACCTTGATAGAGAAGCCAAGTAAGTTATTCTTATGGTGCTGTGACTGCATACTTTACTATGCAAAAGAACTAGGGATTACCTATGAGGAGTTGAATATATATGCTTTTGTAATTGTTCAGCCCATGCTGATAGCATTCCTGCTTTGTATTGCTGTCATCCAGACTATTAAGGTGATGCGATGTCAGAAGGTTTAACATTATACGTATCTACGTATTTAGCTGGTATGATTACAGATACTTTCTTAGATTCTGCGCCTGGTTTATCGTCTGGGTTCTCTAAGTATGCCATGTGTCTTATAGCTGTATATAAATTAGCCCCCTCATTATCCTTAATGATCTTGGCTATGGCTAAAGGGTACGGTAAATTTTTTATATCTTCTTTGGTTGTGCTAATGCTTTTCCACTTGGAAAAATCATAGGTGTCAGTCACCAAGTAGTTTCCACTGTCAGTCTTTTTATAACTGAATTGTCCTAAAGTCAAAGCCATTAAAACCTCTGGGTCTTGTTTGAGTTGATTCCAAATCTGTTCTTTACTCATCATGTTGCCCTTCATTACATCAGCCTTAATATCTTTTCTGTATTGATTATAAGTTACAGATCCCTTATTACTCTTTTGACCATCTTTTATGGCGTTAGCTATTAACTTACCCAAGACTTCTTTCTGTGAATCACTAAAGTCAGTAGATCTTAAGTCTTTAGTTGAGAATACCTGTACTACGTGCGGTGCCTTTTGTCTAAGAAACTCTCCCACAGTATCTTTAAAAGGCATAAGCAAAGCCCCAGACAAAGCTACAGTAGCGGCACTCTTCTTAAGGAAGTTGCCTACGTCTATTCCTACCTTCTTAAGTTTGTCAATGTATGCCTTTTTTGTTTCTTTTGGTAGCTTAGGATTACGGAAAAACTTAAACAGCTTCTTCTCATACTCCTTAGATAAGTCTGCATCTTTTTTACCTAAAACATTCCAGTTTACTATCCTGTCCTGTATAAGATACTTTAGAGTAGGATTTGATCCATCCTTAGGTACTATGTACCCCAAAATATTATTTAAGTTACCTTTTTTCTTAACATTAATAGGTTGAAAACCATACCATCCCTTATCCAATTCCCCATCTCCTTGATAGTATACGCTAACCTGTTTCTTACTAGCAATCATCTTGCTTACGGTAGCGTCATCAATAGGAGCTTCCAAAAGCAAGTCAAGAAAGCTAATTCTATTAGGGTCTTGAGACTCATTCAAAACGAAAGCCTCAACCATGGATAAAAAGATGTGATGTTTGTAAGTCATGCCTAAATACTACATATAAATATTAAAAATCTGAGAATGAAACCAACCAACACAGCCACTCTGTGGGATCTCTGGAAGCTATTCAGAGGTCTTCAGTCTAGGATCATAAAAGAATATAATGAGATCAGTATCGAAGATGCTTCTCCAGAAGTGTTTGATCTGCTGGGATACTTTGAGGAACAAGAGGACAAAATAATGGAAAGAATATCCAAAACATATTAAAAATAGTTCAGTTGCGTTTTGTTGGAAATTCGGGGGCTTTATTCTTATTGCCCCCCTTTTATTTTAATCCCTCTATAAGTTAAAATAAGGCGAAATGGAACAAGAGATATTAAATATCGACTACAACACTGCCTGTCTAGTTATCAAGGCTGTAAATGCCTCTAAAAACATTGATGAGGCCTCGAAAAAATTAGGAATGAGTGCTTTTAGGGTATATAAAATAATTAGAAGGAACAAAATTAAGATGATGAAAGATAAAAAAGGTGTACCTTATATAGAAAAGGGAGGAGAGATAGTATACAGAGATCACAAGGGTAAAATATATAAAGAAATCATTTCTTAATAACAAAAACAAACATCATGGAAGAAGTAAAAAATCTACTTGAGGATTTCCATAAGGTAGGACTCCAAAGGGCATTCGCATTCGCAGCATTAGCAGCATTTTTTGACAAAGTTACAGATGACCCAGACATTATTAGGGTAAAGTTAGCTATCCTTCAGACCTTTATGGATAACGTTATGGATAAAGGAATAGTGTTGGAAGATGATATAGAACAGAAGTTTTTGAAGTGCATGCAGGACTGGGCTCATCTAGAAAGAGACTTGGAAAGCATTAAGGATGCCTTAGAAAAAGGAGAAGATCCTCTTTAGACAATATTAATTTTCTAACATATCAATTTAAAGCTATGGATTTAACTTTAAAAGGCTACAGGGTACGCCTAATTGAGATGGATGATACACAAGCCCCTCCTCCCAATACCCTAGGGACTATCAGATGGATCGATGACATTGGACAAATTCATGTTTTGTGGGATAACGGAAGCACACTAGCCCTGCAACCACGGAATGACAAGTATCAGATAATGGATCATTTACCAAAAGTTAAAATAGATTAACATGAGAGAAGAAACCACCTTAGAATCTACCGTAAACCAACCAGTAGATTTCAACTACAAAGACATTGATCTGAATGCAGAGAGCTTCAGAGATCTAGATGAACAGAAGAGAAAAATATTGATTCAGAGGTTTATAGATCTGGTTCTTTACAATGATGACAGATTCAAAATCGCTGTGAAACTACTACAGAAATGGGAAACCGAAACTAAAGATTAATAATATGACCACCTACCTACTACTTGGGCTCTTCGTTATAGGAATAGCGGGGGCAACTATAATGTACTTTCAAATTTACAGATCTAAGAAGACAGACAGTGACATAGAAACCTTTTACTCTATTGTAGATAATATAAGGGAATACGTCCACTCAGCTGAGAGTAGAGCTTTGCTTAGAGAAGCAATGGATGACACTATAAATTTAGAAGCAGACTTCTCTGGGAAGATAAGCAAGGTTATTCTTGATAAAGAGATACACCTTCTCAGATCTGTCATCAGCAAAAAAATGAAAAAGGTAAGATGATAAAAGCTAAGTTTATAAGATGTGACGGATGCAAAAGGATGTACACACAGACTGTATACAAGAACAAAGAATCCATAACCGTTTGTCCTAATTGTAAATATAAAAATCAAAAGAAACATGAAAAGAAAATCGAGAAAAAATCTACTTAGAGTAGACACGATGCAATTTCCTAAGATGGAACTGGAAGAAAAGCCTCCGCTAAAAGACAGAGCCAAATGTTACAACTGCGACAAGTCAATGCCTTTAGCAAAAGGGTGGACGCTTGACCCAACTACTAATAGGTGGGGTAAAGCAGAGACTTATACCTATAATGGCATAGGATATTTTTGTAGCAGAAACTGTGCTATGATGTATGGAAACTTAGCAGCGAGAAGAGAACTTAAGGAAGAATCATTCAATAAAAAACAATAAACAAAAGTTATGAGCAGAAAGACAGGCAGAAACGCAGCCGAGTTCCTTCTCAGCAGAACAAAGAGAAGTCTTGGCAACACTAAGATTACTATAGATAAAAATGGTAATGCCTCCATGTTTTTATTTAGTAACAGAATCGCATTCTACACAAAAGACAACAGGTTATTTGTGACTACTGCTGGATGGGATACACATACAACTAGATCTAGGCTAAGAGATATTGGAGTATCGGTAAGATCTACCAGAACTATCCTAACACTGAACGGTCACCAATGGGATGGACGATGGGCAGAGGTAGTGCAAGCAGGCCCAGTTACTATGGTAAACAAATCTGAACCCCCAATAATAGATGATCTATGACTAAGGTAACTTACAAAGAAGCAGACAAAAAGAAACAAGTAAGAGACTTTCTATTCTCCCACTATGAAAAATCTAAGATCGTAGGTTTAGCTGGACCAGACATCAATGAGTATGTTACTTGGTGCAAGGCTAATGGATTTGAAGTGGATGAGATATGGGAAAGAGATCCTCGTGTAATGATGAGGCAGCTTACTGATTTAAAAGTAGATCTAGATTTCAAATATCGTTTCGGTGATATTGATAACACAGATCCAAACAAAGATAATACAGTGTATGATTTAGACTACTGCGGTAGTATGAAAACGCTGTTTAGATCCGTAATGAAGTTTAAAAAGACGGCTGTAATTACATTCTCACTTCGTGGGTATGGCATGCAAAAAACAATAGGTGAGTTCTTTAAGAAGAGAAAAGAAACTATTCTCAAACAGACCACCAAGATGAAACCCATCAAGCACATTGCTATACAGACTAACGAAGGAAAGTATATAGTTGCACCGTACTTTGATACAACCCCTATGCTTTCTATAGCAAAGATTTCCTAATCAAAAACAAAGAACATGGCTACAAAATCAAAACCAGGAAGAAAACCTGGACAGACCATTGTGTTTTACACAAAGCAGGAAGATGACTTTATCAGGTCAGTTGTTACAAATGGCAAGAAAAATAAGGATAACATATCCTACATTGCCAAGAAATTAAATCGTCCCGAATCCTCAATCTCACAAAGAATTGTAAAGTTCAGAAAAGAAATGGGGCTAGCTAGAGATAGAGTTAAAAGTGCTAAGATGTCTAAGGTAGAAGAGTTAAGAAGTGTAACTCTGCCTAAGAACATTGCCTTAGAGTTCGAAGCATCTCGTGCTATTCTAAAAGAGAATCACATTATCATTTACTTTAAATGAGTTACTTACTGATAGAGAACAGCGGAGAACTTGATATAAGTTCTTTAGTATTGTTGGGTGCCTCAACCAAACGAGGTGACAATTCTAAGATTGGCTTCTTCGGATCTGGTAACAAGTATGCTATATCTACCCTGCTAAGAACAGGTATTCCTTTCAAGATTTATAGTGGGGAACAAGAGGTAGATATTACTACAGAACCAGTTAACTTCAGAGGAGTTGAGTTCAAAAAGATTATTATTAATGGTGTTCAAACTTCATTGACTACTGACATGGGACCACAGTGGGAGCCTTGGATGGCAATAAGAGAGTGGGTATCAAACAGTATAGATGAAGGAGGATACAATATCGTTAGCTCTATAGATAGCATGTCTGGCAGAGAAGGCTACACAAGATTCTTTGTCGAACACAACGAGGCTACAATGGAGATGATAGATAACTGGAACTCCTACTTTACTTTTGAAAGAGAGGATATTGTCTGTCAGAATATGGAAGGTAAGTTGTTTACTCAAACAGACATAGACAACAATCTGGTATTGTATCGTAAAGGAATCAGAGTGTTCTTTGATAAAGGTATTAAGTCGCTGTACCAATATGACATCGCTTCTTTTGAAATCAATGAGAGTAGATTGATAGATAGTTTGTATACTGCTGAGGCAGCTACTGCTAGATTCATAAATGGTATTGGCAATGTAGATGTGTTCAAGAATATTTTATCTACTGCCTTTAAAGATGGAACGTTTGAAGGAAGGCTTCCATGGAGATGGGCAATAAGATCTCTGAATCCTAAATGGAAAGAAGCTATTGGTAAACATGCTTTGATTGTAGACAATGTGGCTGGGTACTATTCTGAGATACAGCAGAGTATGGATCATTACATTGTGTCTCTAGAGATGGCCCAACAAATCAAGAGGTCATTTCCAGAAAGCAAGATCTATGGTCTAGATGATTCTGGAGATGTTATTGCATACAAGAAGGTAGATCCTTCACCAAAAGAATCCTTCTTACTCAAAGAATGTCTTGGCTTCTTAACAGAGACTCAATATCCTATTGAGTATGACATAGACATAGTAGAGTTTGAAAATAGTTTTGTCAGAGGTCTAGCACATGACAACAAGATACTAATATCTAGAAAATCATTTGATGAAGGTAGGAAGCAGATAGTGTTAACGATTATAGAAGAGAACGAACATCTTAAGAGTAGATTGAAAGATATGACTAGACAGTTTCAAAACCATCTGTTCTCTCTATTCCTAAAAGAAAAGGAAGAAAGATTCGGAATATTTCTGTAACAAAAACAAAAGAAATGAAAATTCAATTAACAAAAGAAGAATCAGAAAAGTACTTCTACAATGCACTATGTAATGGATTAGGAGAACTTACTTACTACGGTCTAGATCTTAGGTATAGTAAACAAGAGTATACAGAAGCTAAGAAAATGCTAGAGCTTATGAATCCTCAGAACATTATATGTTACGAAGATGTCTTAATGGAAATGTTAAAGCTGGGTAAAGGATTGTATATTTTAGATACAGAGGATGATTCAGTATATGATATTACATTAGAGAAAGTTCATGAGCGTGTTCAGAATACCCACTACGGACATCTGATTGATATGATAAATGAACAAGATGATTCTATAACAGCTGATCATATTCTACAGACTGTCATCTATGGAGAAGTACTATTTGCATAATCTTCAAAACAAATAATATGGAACTAGATTATTCAAAGATTTCAAATGTGGAAATAGATGGTATAGATACAAGAGACTATCCAGATTTCTGCGATGCTTATATTGTTAGTGCTGACTACGATGGAGAAGAAATGACGGAGCAGCAGTTAGATAAATTAAATGAAGACAGTCAGTTTGTTTATGATCAAGTAATTAAATTCATATTTTAAATCAATCAGTTATGTCACAAGCACCTAAAGGTTATTACAAAGAGCTATTAAAAAATGACTTACCAGAAATTAGAATTGCCTTTACTCACACTCCAATTCATGGATGTAGTATTGTAGACTCCTCAAGTGTACTTAAGGTATTAGATTCATCTACGGATCAGTATGCAAAGTACTACGCAGATGGTATAAGAAGTGGACAGATGGTTACTATAGTTGAAAGAGGAAGTGACTATACTTACAGAAACAACGGAGAACTTTATTTCAAAAGTTAAAAATAAAAAACAATGGGTACACCGCTACTCCATGCCCGATCCTCAGTGAGGAAGTATGGCGGAGAAATCAAAGACTACATTGCTATTCACAGATGGTTTGATTCTACAAAAGGAAACATGCCTATGTTTAAACACAGAGCTATTCTTCACAATTCATTTGGTATGCTGTTGGCAGAACAAGTGTTTGGTGACTACGTCACTAACTCTGAAGGTAAGATGGTAGAGGTGAGACAGATAGCCTATGATCATATCTATGAAGATTGTGGTTTTGTCCCGACAATAGAAGATTGGCTCAAGCATCTTCAAGTACAGCCTTGGATGATGAAAGCAGATGAAACCAGAAAGATCAAGAAACAAATTGAAACAGAAGAACATGAAAGAGAAAAAGCAACCGAGCGCAGTATCCCAGCTTAACAGACTATGTAAGCAGGGAAAGACCGTAGAAGTTACTTGGTCAGGAGGCAGTGACAGTGGTTGTTATCGACTTTTAATTGACGGAAAGGATTGTTCAGACCATTCCTTATTTGATCTAATAGAAGATGATATACACCAAGAGTTAGGGTACGGAGGATTTGATGGAGACTTTAGTACGGAAGGCAAACTTGTATATGACTCTAAGGAAAAATCTTTTATTGGAGTTGGGACTGACTCCGTTGCTGAATCAACTACTTTAGAAAATATAAAGATACGATTCTCTGTTCCATCAAATCTTTACTTTGACAGTGTCATAATTACACAGGAAGGAGACTTCAGTGAGCACACTGATGATATTGTTAAGGTGAGATTCATCGTTAAGAATGGCCCAGTGTTTAAAGAACATTTAGAAGTTGAGGAAAAACTGAGTAGTAAGTTAGGTGCAGATTTATATAATGAAGTCACCAGCCAACCAAATTTAGATTTTGATGATGTAAGATACGGATACAATGATTGGCAGTTTGACAGGGAAGACTTTGTAAAAAATAATAAGGGAGATTTAATAGCATTCATAACTTCAATAGATGTATCATACTACAGAAAAGACTCAGTATCATTCACAGTTAAAATTTAATTATGAAAAAGAAAAGACAAAAAATGAACTCCACAGCAAAGGAGTATCTAGACGGTCTAGTAAAAAACGGATCTAAACACATCGTAATACGATGGGAAGGAGGTAATGATGATGGCAACTACACTTTAGAAGTAGATGGAGAGGAGATAGAACACTACGATGAGAATAGATCATCAGGAGCGTACAATCTAGTAAATGAAATAGCAGAAACAATAGGCTATTACAGTTTTGCTGGGGACTTCTATTGTAATGGAGAAATAGTGTATGACCCAAAAGAAAAAGAGTTTGTAGGATTAGATAACTACTGTGAGACTGAAAACATGGATCATACTTTGCCAAAACCTTATCTGTTAAAGATACCAAAAGATCTTTGGTTTGATAGTATGTCTATGTTAATTGATGGAGATGTCGGACTACCAGACGTAGGAATCAATTTCTCTATAACTAATGGACCAGTAGTCCCAGAACACGCAGAGTTAGAAACCAAGTTAAAAGAAGAACTAGAAAAATACTTGAGAGACACTCTGGACTTGCCTGAATCTGCTAGGAATGTGTATCTAGATGAAGAGTATACATACAGTGACTTTTATGATGATGAGGAAGGAAACATGGTACTGCGTATAGAAAATATACCATACACATCGGAAGTTGCAAATGAAAAAGAAATAGTAATCCCTATTAAATAACAAATAAAAACAAGTATGAAACAGTTTGACTTCAAAACAGCAAGCTACACTGTATCAGGTGTAGGAGGTATGACGCTTGACGAAGCGATGCGATTGTGGAAAACAAAGTTCCCAACGTATGAACACTTCAGAAAAGCTGTAATCAAATCAGATTCTCTAAAAGACTTTGGAGAATTTGTAGAAGAAATGTGGGACAGTATCTCTCCCATAACCGCTAAAGAAGCTTTTGAACAGGGCAACGCTGAGAGGCGCAGAATCTACTTCGATTGTATTGGAGTGGTTGAGTTATTCAAATCAGCAGATCCCAAGCTTCTTGACCGTCAAGAGATTTCGAAGAAACGTACCAGATGGGATGACAAGAATGATCCTTATGAGTATGAGTTCAAAGACATCTATGAGCTTTATGCAGTAGATCCAAACAAACTCTATGAAGGAACAGAAGCAGATAGATCTCCGTGGAGAGCAAGATCTAAGTACATAGCAGTAAGATGTTGGTGCACAAGTACTCACAGAGAGTATTGGATCTATGTTCCAGAAGAGGCTGCTTTGTGTGACGGATCCAGAATGTGGGATGATGATGCTAATAAAAAGTATGATGCTATCAAAGCTATTGCGTGGACTATTCGAATTGACATAGATAATCCAGAGAAGATCTATCGTCAAGGAGATATCATCATCGCTAAGGAAAGTCCTAACTCTAGCAAAGTAAGTCCGTATCATCTATCAGCACAGCAATATCTAAATCTAATGTACAGTGAAACCTAGTTACAAATACCTTAAGTTCCCATTCCTTGAAGTAAGTGTAGGAGACTCTTTCTTAGCTGCTCCAAAATATTCTATATACATATTTTCTGATGAAGAAATATCAGATATAAGAAATCATTTAGATTATGCTAAAAAGAACAAAGTATCTATCATATATGTTAAAGGTGCAGATAGATATGTGTACCCTAAAGAAATGGAGTTCACTGATTTAGATGAGGTAAACTTATCGTGTTTTGTACCTATAAATGAGCACCTGATAATATGTCCTAGTGGATACCTGTATCAAGTAGGCATAGCAGAAGATGATAGATTAGACTCCGACATAGTAAATTTAGAGGAGCTAAAGGAAGTAAAAGAATGGGATCCAGAGATAGAAAAATTATTTCATAGTTAAAGAAATTTAAGTATCTTTATTGTTAACAATTAAAACCAAGTAAAATGGCAAACAAAAAAGCAGCTGCCAAAGCAGCAAAAAAGTCAAAGCGTCTTTGCCTCGGAGAAGGTGAACACGTATCTGCAGAAACTGGTCAGATGATCAAGCACATCTTAGAGAGTAAATCTGAGATTGAGTACGAGACTTCTAAGGACAGTATCACCTTCATGCTCAAAGGTCTGGGTGTTCTTACCCACGATGAGCATGACAGAATGGTCTTTGAGAAGGGTACTTACCACTCTTACAATCAAGTGGAGTTCAATCCTTTGGACCAAACTGTTTCAAGAGTGTTTGACTAGAATTTGGTTGGTTGTTTGTAGCATGGGGGCGGGAGAAATCCTGTCCCCTTTTTTATTATTCCAAAACAAAAACAAATGGAACCAGCAGAAACAAAAACAATAGGAGACTATAGAATAGACATAGTCTACGATGAGTATGCTGATAGTCCTAGAACTTGGGACAATCTCACCACCATGATATGTTTCCATAGAAGTTACAATCTAGGAGACGAACATGAATATAGGTCTGACTATTTTGATAGTTGGATAGATCTAAGGGATACTATAATGAAGGACTACAAAGTTCTTTGTATCAAACCTTTATACATGTACAATCATAGTGGCATTACAATATCTACAACACCCTTCCCAGATCACTACCATACGGTCAGAGACAGCGGACAGATAGGTTTTGTATTCATTGACGAAACCAAGAGTAAAGAACTTAACGGTGACATTGTAAAAGACATAACAAAGTTAGACATGTGGATTGAAGGAGATGTTAAAACCTACGATGAATATCTAAGAGGGGATGTGTTTGGGTACAAAGTATACAAGATGCACAAAGATAATCTAGGCAATGAAGAGGAAGAATTCTTAGATGGTTGTTATGGTTTCTACGGACTAGACTATTGCATGGGGGAAGCAGAAGGCATAGTGGATTGGTACATTTCTAAAGAAAAAGAAAATGATAAACAAACTATTAATTCCTGAGATTTCATTTGATTTCGATACGGAGGAAGAGTATTTTAAAGCTAGGTGCAGTGGGTATATCCCAGACTACAACATAGCTAGGATAACTAGACAGCATAGAGATGGATCTTCCATAGACTACCCATGTCATAGCCAAGAAGAGTTCGTAAAATCTATACACCAATGGATTCTTGATGACACAGTAAAATCAATAAGTGCTTATCATGCAATTCATTATTACGATATAAATGATTACGATTAAAACTATAGGATATGTTATCAAAACAAAAGTTCCTTGCCCTATCTAACTTCGAGATATTAGAATGGCTAGTTGCACAAGAATGGAAATTATATGAAAAGATATGGGAGATTTCTAAAGAGAATACTTTGAGTGGAGTAGTCAACTATCTAAGAAACAATTACGACACAGTAAAATCTATGTATAGACAAAAAGAAAAATAATAAACCATGGGACAATACTACAGATGCGTATCTATTGATAAAAAAGAATCAGCAGGATACGGAGGTAAACTAGCAGAAAACTTCTGGATAGGAAACAGCTACATGAGAATGGTAGAACAGGCATTATCTCCAGGAAACAGATGGCACAAAACTAGGATAGTATGGGCGGGAGATTATATGAAAGAGGGTTTATTCTTAACAGCTAAGAAAGACAAGAATAAAACTCTATACGAAGTAGCAAAAGATTGGCCTGATTCATTGCATCTCCAAGATGGGCCAGAGATTAAGTACGTTGTAAATCATACTAAGGGTTTGTACTTTGCTATTGAAGACATTCCACAAATAGATAATCAAAGTTGGGGACCCCTTAAGATACATCCTTTACCTATTCTTACTAATACTAGCAACGGTGAAGGAGGAGGAGATTACACAGGAGAAGAGGATTCTATAGGCACTTGGGCAGGAGATGTAATATCTACAGAGTATGAAGAGCCAGTAGGTATGGAGAAGTTTACAGAATTTTTCACTGAATACTAAAACATAATGGTATGAGTATTAAGACTATGGATATAGTAATGAAAGCAGTTTGTGAAGAATTTGGTTTCACAAAAGAAAGTTTGATAGGTTATGACAGACATGTAGAAATAATGGATGCCAGACATATGTTTTGCGGAACATCTTTCCTAAGAGGGTATAGGGTAACTGAGATAGGAAAATTTATTCGAAGAAATCATTGCTCTATAATAAACAGTGTCAAGAAGTTTAGAAACTTAAATGAAACGGATCCTGCTTTTAAAGAGGTAGCAAATAGAATAATGAATAGAGTAGAAGAAATAGAATCAGAATACTAAAACAAATAAAATGGAAAACGACTACCTAGAATTTGAATCACACAAAATCCCATGTAGTGGATGCCAAGAAACAAAAGATGATGTTGAGTTAAGATATGATTACTACGGTATACCTACAAGACATTACTGCGATCATTGTTATGAGAATAACTATCCCTATCGTAGAGACGCATACTACAACTATCTAGATGCAGGAGAATACCTAGACGACAATTATTAAATCAAAATCCCTCATATGCAAAATCAGAAACTAAAATTTGGAAGAGGCAACGCAAAGCTGGACAAAACCATCTACACGTTTTCTCTGCCTGCGGGACACAGTTGTCCCTTCGCATTTGAATGTGAAGCTAAAGCAGACAAGAAAACAGGTAAGTTGACAGATGGGAAGAACCAAGTCTTTAGATGTTTCGCAGCGTCGCAGGAGGCTCTTTACCCAACGGTAAGGAATGCTAGATGGCACAACTATGAAATACTCAAGAGACTTCGTACGTCTGATCAGATGGTAGATGTAATACAGTCTAGTCTGCCTAAGAAAGCAAGCATAGTAAGAGTACACGTGTCAGGAGACTTCTTCAATCAAAAGTACTTTGATGCGTGGATGCAAGTAGCCAAGAACAATCCAGAGAGAAAGTTCTATGCGTACACAAAGAGTATTCCGTATTGGCTAGAGAGAAGAGGTTCTATTCCAAAGAACTTCAGTCTTACCAGTTCAATGGGAGGACGTAATGATGAGTTGATAGAACTAAACAATCTGAAGTACGCAAAGGTATTCCTGTCTACAGAAGAAGCTAAGAAGGAGAAGATGGAACTAGATCATGATGACAGCCATGCCTATGATGGGAAGAAAAGCTTCGGGCTATTACTACATGGTAATCAGAAGAAAGGAAGCAAAGCATCTGTGGCACTGAGAGAACTCAAGAAGAAAGGTATCAAAGGTTATTCTAAAAATAAATAATTCTTTTATGGATCTAAATAGACACATATGGGAAGGCTGGACTGTTCAAGACTTCATAGATGATCTAGAGCCTTTGTTCGATCAAATCAATAGTAACGCAAGTTGGTTTGGCAGAGACCCGTTTGATAGCAAAGAAGATTTAAAACAATGGTGTAAAGACAATCAGCCTTACTACAAGAAACATATACCAGAAGTATACAACTATTTCAAAAACAAACTAACCCAATTAAATAAAAAGAAAACAAATGAAACCCTATAAAACTAACAATAATGGTACAGGATCTTTATTACAAATACGATAGTAAAGCTCGTATTAGATTCAAGAGAAAGAACGTGTTTAAAAACGACAAGCTCCCTGGGATACTCCGTATCAAAACGGATAAGCTAGACTTTCTTATCCCAAGTAAACTTGTAATCGTAGAAGGAGAAAACGTGTTCATACCTAACGGATACTATCAGCGTATACTAGAAAAGCTGTATTTCGAAAGGGCAGGAATATAAAGATACTGTTTCATACGCAGTAGGGTTACTCCCCCGCTACGTCTTTACGTTGGCGGGTTTTTTTATTTGCTACATTAATTCACCATAAAAACAATTAAAATGTCAAGACTAAGCAACGACAAAGAAATCCTAGACAGATGGAATAAGAAAGCCCAGTCTGTTTTATTAGGTAGAAAGATCACAGGTGTTAGGTATATGGTAGACCAAGAGCTAGAGTCCACAGGATTCTACCATAAAGGATTGATTATCAGGCTAGATGATGGCACTCTGCTGTACCCATCCACAGACGACGAGGGTAATGATGCAGGAGCTATCCACTATGTGAAAGAGGGAGATGACGAATGGATACTCCCAGTTATCTAAAATTTATTTTATCTGTAATAAAACTTTCATTATATTTGTAATGAAATAAGATTTTCCATCTGTAACCAATTAATTAAACTAAAAAACAATTATGGCACACAACCTGAATTTCAACAACGGTCAATGGTCTTTTGCTGCAAAGGGCGAGAAAGCTTGGCATGGACTAGGACAGTATGTATCAGAAGCAATGACTTCTGAACAAGCAATTAAACTAGGTGGGTTAGACTATCTAGTAGAGAAGAGACCTTTGTTTGCACCTGCGAAGGGCAACCAGTATGTGGAGGTACCAAACTATTTCAGCAACGTTAGAACAGACACAGATCAGGTTCTCGGTGTTGTAAAGACCAGGTACCGTATCGTACAGAACAGGGATGCTTTCAGCTTCTTTGATTCTATTATCGATCAAGGAGAAGCAATCTTTGAAACTGCTGGTGCGTTAGGTAAGGGAGAAAGAATCTTCATTACTGCGAAGCTCCCAGAGGATATGCTAGTTAAAGGAGAAAGAGTTGAGAAGTATATCATGTTGACAAACTCTCATGATGGTTCTACTACTATCATCGCAGGCTTTACTCCTATTAGAGTAGTATGTAACAACACACTTACTGCGGCTCTTAAAGGAGGGCTAGACAATAAGGTAAGCATATCTCACACGGCATCTGCTGAGAGTAGATTGAAAGAAGCTTCTAGGCTTATGGGAATAGCTTCTAAGTACATGACAGAAGTTAATACTATCTTCGAAAACATGACAACTAAAAAGCTATCTGATCTAGAGATCAAACACTTCATTGAAACTGTAATGAAGAATGAAACCAAGGAGACAGATAAAGAAGCATCTACAAGAATGAAGAACCTTTTAGATCAAGTATATTCATTCACAGTATCTCATCCCACACAAACTACTGAGGCTGCCTACAGAACACTGTGGGGAGTTTACAATGGTATTTCTGGCTTCTATACTCACATGAAAGACTATAAGAATGCAGATCAAAGGATGAAAGATATTACTTATGGATACGCAAATGAGAAAGTATCTAAAGCATTCGATCTAGCTGCTGCTATGGTATAATATATTTATATATAAAATATATGCGGATACTTCACATCTCCGATACTCATGGGTTTCACGGTATGTTCCCTGATGAAAGATTTCAGGGAATAGATGTAGTTGTACACAGTGGAGACTGTTCTAACTATAGAGACTCTTACACGAATAACAATGAAGTACTGGACTTCATAGAATGGTATAAGAACGTTCCAGTAAAGAATAAGATATACGTAGCAGGTAATCATGATACCAGCATAGAACGTAGGATAGTTACTCCAGGAGATTTTGCAGAAGCGGGTATAATATATCTGGAGAATGCTGGGACTACTATAGATGGAATAAAGTTCTGGGGTAGTCCAATTACTCCTACGTTTGGACAATGGTCATTCATGAAGGCTAGGGATAAAACCCATGCGGTATGGCAGATGATTCCAGATGACACAGACGTACTCATCGTACACGGCCCTCCTAAGGGCGTTAGAGACCTCAGTTTTGACAGAGAGGGAAATCTAGAGATGTGCGGAGATCTGTCTCTAATGAAGAGATGCTGGGCTCTCAAGGACACTCTAAAGCTAGTTTGCTTTGGACACATTCACAACATGAATGGGATAGATACAAATCAAGGAGTAGCACACTATTCTCATACCAAGACTGTGTTCTCTAATGCAGCTTGTGTATATGATGGTAAGTTTGATTTGGGCCTATCTTCTTATGGTAACATATTAGAAATATAAAAGCTATGATAATTTTTTTAACGGTTTACTTAATCAGTGCATTTGTAACTTGGAAATCTTTTTCTACTCTCTACTCAAAAGGAGGATATTGGGATGATTCTGAGCCAAGTATGATGGATCTATTTTTTACTTTAATACCAGTAATTAATACAATAGTTGCTGTTATTTTTGTAGGGATTCCTGTTTTTAAAAACATTGACAAGATGACGAATGGTTGGTTGAATATATTCTACAACATAAAGAAGTAATATATGACACCAAAAGAAAAAGCATTAGAGTTGTATAACCTATACGACAATCTATCCAGAGACTTTACAAGGGGAGTGTCTATAAAGGAAATGGCAAAGCAATGTGCATTAATAGCAGTAGATGAAATATTAAATGTATTAGTCTATAGCCCTACAGATTATGGTGCTTCAATTTTCTATTGGAATCAAGTAAAACAAGAAATAGAAAAGCTATGAGTGACATAACAATGTGTAGTGGAAAAGACTGTCCATTCAAAGAAAGCTGCTATAGGTATACAGCAAAGTTTGAAGAACTTGGGCAGTTATATTTTATCGAACCTCCTATCAAAGATGGCAAGTGTGATTTCTATTGGGGAGAGAATGCACAGGGTATATGGAATCAATTAAACAGTATAGAATGGCTACTAGAAAAAAAAGAATAACCGACGAAGAATTAACAGAGGCGATTATAAATAAAATGTTTGAGATCGCTGGTCATAACGTTACGTACAGTGAAATAAAGGATAGGAAGGATAGTTGGTACGCAGACTGGAATATGACTGTAGAACAAGGGGAGGAGTGGAAAACTTGGGTTGTAGAGTTTTTAAAAAAGGAACGTAGATACACTAAAGATAGGGCTGAGAGGGCAGCGGGCTGGATTAATTTAATGTGGGGATTAACCTATAGTAATTTCAATAGATAAACTATGGCACAAGAAACAGCATTAGACTGGTTCATAGAAAACCTGCCTAATAGATTTAGAAACGCTATACTTAATGAATGCAGTGAGGAGATCGAACAAGCCAAAGCAATGGAGAAAGAACAGATAATAGAAGCATATTGTAACGGTGATGACAATATTGGAGCAGAACAATACTACAATGAAACATATAACTCATGACAAGGGACGAACAAATAGATATACTAAACGATATATTCTCTGCTTTTCAGATGATCACCCAAGATCTTCCAAATGATCTAACTGATGCGAGTCACTATGAAACAACTGCTGCTACCCTTATAGTCTTACTAGAAGAAGATATGTTTGGCATACGGAGAAATAGATTTAAGAGAGGACATAAACATGAATACGAGCTTTGTGGATATAGACTATACGATAGATTTTGGTATATAATCAAGGAAGGAAAGTTTGAGAATGATATAAAAGACATAGCGTATTTTAATGTAGAGAAGATGTATAACTACTTCAAGATAGTAACAGGACTTAGAGAGAGCTTTAATAAATAAACTATGTCACAAGAAATAATATTAATCACATTAGTCTTCAATGCATTTGTACTGTCCTTCATAATAGTGAGAGCTATATACAAAAACAAATAAACTATGGCACAACAAACAGCAGTAGAATGGTTGATTGAGCAGTTAATAAAAACGGATAAAGAATTAGACGGTAGGAGAAAAAATGAAGACGCTACCATACTAAAGCTCAATCCCACAAAACTATTTGAACAAGCCAAAGCAATGGAGAAAGAGCAGATAATAAAAGCAGCTGACCATATTTTAATCTATGATAATAACAGATATCCTACATTAGGGGAGTTATACTATAATGAAAAATATCAATCAAGTCAGGATAAAGCTGACAATTAAACTATGAAAGAGCTAGACTTACATGGACTGTACCACTACCAAGTAACAGGAGAAGTGGAGAACTTCATACTACTAAACTCAAAGGAACTCCCTGTCAGGATCATAACGGGGAACTCTACTTTTATGAAATCTTTAACAGAAAGTGTTCTGGATAGTCATAACTTTGAGTACTATACCCCAGCACATAACAATGGGGAGATAGTAGTAGTGTCCGATAAAGCTCCTAAAATTTAACAAAAGTTGTAAAATATACAGTACTAATTCGACAGATTTCCGATGAACAAAAGAAAATTTAACAAACAAATCCATGACCAGTATGTAGCACAGGGCGAATGCTGCTATTACTGTAAGAGGAAGTTTGCCTTTTCTGACATCACCAGGGATCATTTTTTACCAATATCCGAAGGGAACACCCTAGTCAACAATAAAGTATTCGCCTGTAGGAGATGTAATAGCCTTAAAGGTGACAAGTCTATAGATGAGTTTAGAACATTCCTAGTGAATAAGATATGTAACATTCTTAGAAGTGTTGTGGATAACGAGTGGAAAATATCTAAGGTGCAGATAGAATACATTAAGTGGTATTCACAAGTGTTAAAAACTACTGGAGAAATTATTGAAAATGATTACAAACCTTTGCATATATTTACATAACAATCAAACAAACAATCAAAATGAAAAACGTTCTGAATTTCAATCCGACAGAACAGCTAGAGATAATAGCTGCAGCGGAACAGGCAGGAGAAGACCTCCAAGAACAAATGACATCTTCATTTGATTCCCTCATCTTTCTAGGGAAGAGTCTGAAGAATGGCGACACAGAGTTCGAGGAAATGACTATCTTCAACATTCGATTATGTTACATGTATTTTCATCAGAAAGAAGACTACCGTAAAGTTGGTAAGCTTATGGATCTAGCTAGAATACTAGAATCTGATGAGGTATCTGTAGTATCAAACGAAATAAAAGATGGTGTAGCTATTAACCTCAACTAAAGTATGAATGAAGATTTCTTGCTCAATGAAGAGTTCAAGAGTGATAAGTATGAAATTTCTATCAATGAACTTATGTTCGGAAGGATATACAAACCTACAATATCCTCTGTACAAAAGTTATTGGATGACAATGGATACTTTGGTAGAAGCAGAGTAGAGATAGTAAAGAATAAGAAGTTTGGTACAGATACTCTCATCAAGGTACACATCTATTTATACGACAGTGCCTTTGAGTATACATGGCCATTCAACACATTCTTTGATCTTGACACTAAATCCTACGGACATAACCGTAGATTATCTAGAGGAGTTTTTACGGACAATCTAACCTTTGTAAGGCTGGTAACCATGTTGGCCTACATGTTTACTCCTCAAAGTAAATTAGAAAAACCCCTGTCCGATCATGTTAAGGAGCTCTTAGAAATAAGAAAAATAATAGATGAAAGCAATTTACCAGCAGATGATTGGCCATGGGCTATCTGTTCATACAAACAAATCTACGGCCCAATAAGAAAGAGGTGGGAATCTATTATTCATTTTCTTAAAAGAACCGGGTTCATTGTGAACAACCGATCTAGATTGATCAGTGCCTTAGACGCACAAGAGATTTGTGACAATCTATTTGATATCAACTATTGGTCTAACATTTAAACTAGCACATATGAAATGGGTACTAATCGCTTACATCACGTTGGCTCTTTTAACCACAGCAGTATTTGTAATCGAATACAAATTTATAGATAAACTATCCGAGGAGTCCTCCCTTAAGAAGTGGTGGAGGAAGCACATCATTGGGGAATATAGTGGACCCGAAGATCTATGGTAGGTTCCAGAATACTCATGATGTTCTGCACTTGATGGAAATATCTTACAGATATTCCAGAGATTACCCACAGACTGTGATCTTCAAATAGTATCCCCTTACAGTTATAGTGCTTTCCGTTTATGATCGTAGCCATTACTACCTCTCGGTGGTAGTGGTGTTCTTTGTTTTTGATCATCCCAAAACCAATCTGCTTCAGTAAGTCCACCGTTATATCTAGAGGCTTTACATCCTGCCAGGGTATTTCTTTTACCACTCCGTCCTCGTACTCCCCCACAATGCCTCTCTCGCTTATTTCCTTGACCATTACGAGGATATCTTTCCAATCCCCTACATAGTTCCCCAATTGGTATCTTTTGTCTTTATTCATGCTGTAATAGCTTTATAGACTGTCTGTAGAAAATCCTTAGTAAATCCTAAAAAATCAAAGTTTCTGGCAAAATCTGTACGCAAACGAAATTTGCCTTTTTTGATTTTAGGGTCAAAAAGTTTATTTCCGCTTCAGTTTATCTTTTAGCCCCTCCCCCCATTTAGCAATATATTCATACCCTCCTGCGAAAAGCCAGAGGAAAGCTAAGTTAATTGCTACAGACAAAATAAATAATCCTATCATATTTGTAGTTTAAAATTCGTAGTTATCGTCACACCAAATAGGAGTCTTCTCTCCAACGTATGCCCCCTCCACATTAAAGTAGAAGTATTCCAAAGCATCCTGTACAGTCATCCCCTGATTCACAAGTATCTCTATGCATTTTTTTACAGAGTATATCAGCCTCTCTGACTGTTGGTGATATCCAATGACTGCCTCATCGAATCCATCTGCAACGAGAAAATCATCCTCTGGGTGGGTTTCTATTAAAGCCTGAAGTAGGTCGCTCATAACATTTGTTTTATTTAGTCACAGAATATAGGAGCTTTAATTGTCATACCTCTTCTAGAATCCAATAGCTGGAATGATTGCATTGGAGGTTCATATGTACATCCAATACTCATAGCGTAGGGATCGTATCCTACGATAGATCCGTTTACTGTAGTGCGAACAGTAGGGTAGCTGAGATTGTGATAGTGGTGTACGAAGTTATAGAACGCTTTATTGATCTGATCCATTCTCATAATGTACTTATTCAAAGGAACAGTTAATCCTCCTACACCTCCTTGGAATTTAATCTGGTGGCCATGTACAACTCTCAAAGTATTCCCGTATACATCTACCTCCGCAACTTCTGAGTCTGGGATAGCCCACTCAATATTCTCAGCCCTGAAATCATCCTTCAATATGCTATAGAGGATGGTCTCATAGTTCATTCTATAATCGACAGACGCAATCATTCTATGCGTGATGCGGGCATGATTACCTCTCGTACAAGCAATTACAATCTTCTTGAAGTTTCCGTATTCACATACAGTCTTAATGTATTTGTGAAGAACTTCTCTTGCAAATAAGGTTTCTTCCATTGGAGACATACTGGTTGTCATCTCACTGTGGTGATGCAACTGGCTATTCTCTAGGAAGTCTCCTCCGAGTACCAATACCAAGTTTTCGATGTTTACATCGCCCCTTTCTTTCTTTATCAGCTTCATCGTGTTGGATGCACAAGTATCCATTCTTTTCTTAGCAATGTCTGGATTGTATTCATTCAGACCATTTACAGTAGATGGAAGGATTACTTTTCCAAAGTGTCCGTCACTGATTTGAACGATAGCAGTAGCTTCGTTAGGTGATTTTGATTTCAAATCAATGATAGGAACATTCACGTTTACATTAGAGGTCTTTAGATTAAGTGCAATGTCATAAGCCTCAGAGAGTTTCTGATACTCTTTCACTACACTATCTAATTGTTTTTTAAGGCTGGTGATTTCTGCTTGCTCCCTTCTCATCAAAACCAATTCATTGATTTCTAGAGGAGCATCTTTTTCAGGAGCATTCTTTACTTTAGATCTGATGTGGCGTGCAATGTGACGTACTATCTCCGCAGTTACGTTGAAGAGGTTAGCAGTCTCAGTGTAGTCTCGATTTAGTTTTTCTGGGTTGTCGATCAGATGTTTTTTGATTTGTTCGTTTCTTTCACGAACGTCTACAGCTTTTCTTTTTTGTGGCATAAATGGGTTTTATTTGTGGGAGTTAATCCCAAAATTCGTTTTCTAATAATTCTCTTTTTCTATCTTCTACCCTTCTCAGTGCTTCTATACACAAGTCTACAATAGCGTTATAAGAATCTCTACTGTTTGAATGCATGAAGATGTCCTTGACATCCTTGATCTCAGACTCTATCTCTTTGAATATATCAAAGCCAAACAGTTTAGTATGCTCTGGTACTGACATATACAATAAATATAGAGTGGCAGCAATATTATTCGCCACTGTATTCCAGCTCAATCAGCAGGTCAATATAATGCTTCGCCTTCTTTAAATCTTCTAGGCCATTCTTTTCCTTGTGCCTCATAACGTATTTTATAACGTTAGCCTCTATAAAGGGAATGTTATTTTTGTGGATAAATTCTATAGGCTGTATAGAATACTTCTTATAGTGTGTTCCACCTTCCTGGCGATCTGTAGGCTTCATATTCAATTGTTTAGATAAAATGCCAGAGGGATTTCTCCCCCTGGCTTTTTTTTAGTTAGTAGAAGTTACCACATACGTTACTGTGCGTGGATTTCTTGGGTTGCGAACTGATTCGATTTCCCATCCCTGCTCTCTGAGATTTGTGATACGTGCACGGAGATTCTTTGTTCCGAACATTTTCTCAGCTTGTTTTGCAGTGATCTTACCGTTCCTACGTAGGTAGTTGAACAGTCTCTGCTGTTGACTCCTAGTGGTTGTTGTGGTTGTTGTCCTGGTCTTTGTTGTTGCCATAACTGTGTATTTAAAATTAAAAAATAAACTATCTACCGAAACCTATTTTAGGCCTCTCTTGTTGTATAACAAACTCTTCCTCATCCATATTGTATATCTCTGTGAGTGTCATAGGTTTAGTTGCTATAGGTTCTCTGCCTATGGATTTTAATATATTGTTAGATGCTTCTACGGATAAAGCATCGAACTTCCACTCAGCAATCAATCTACCTTTACGCAGAAGGGCTTTATCTATTCTATCTCTAGACGTGTTAAATGTGGCTAAAATCTGTATAGATAAACAATCACTCAGTAGTCCATCTGTTACGTTGAGTAGGTTTGCCACACTTTGTCTATTGCTATGCTCTCCCTCTCTATCTAACACTACCTTCTCAGCATCTTCTATGATCAATATAGAATTGGTGTGCTCCAGAAGAAATGTTATAAAGTCTGGACTGGCTAGATTCTCCGCTAGGAAAGGAGGGAGGAATATTATTTCCTTTTTAAGAATGCCGCAAAGATATCTGATATAGTTTGTCTTGCCTGTACCTGGGACTCCATGCAACAATACCAATCCCTTACCTCTATCCTCACTCAACTTCTCTACAATCTTTAAGTGCACAGGCACAAACTCAGCGCCATAGTTAGTTTCTACGTCAATGTCTACACTCTTTATATCTTGCTCTAAAGTATCTAAGTGTCCGTGAGATGATGTCAATAGAGATATTCTAGACTTGGTCTTGAGCTTATTGACATACTTTTTTAATCCTTTGTGTATTTTGTGTGCCTCTTCTAATTGGGTATAGTATAAAGAAACTGTAGCATAGTCTGCCTGTATGTGAGTATTGTTATCTGACAGATCTCCTATATCCATAGGTCTGTATCTACTTCCACTATCGGATTTATAATTAACTAATACTACAACTTCCTCTTTCCTGAATACTTGCTTAGTCACTTCTTCTTTACCGTTAGCAGTCATCATTCGGAATTCCCATATCAAATCAAATTCTTCTTTCACAAAATAACTGCCCACGTTTAGATTATACTTTTGTTTGCTAAGGAAAAGGCAGGGGAGGGATTTAATATTCTCTACGTAATAATGACCTATAGGAAACTCAGTTACGTAGTCGGTATCATAGTAGTGACCCGGATTAACTGTTGTTTTTATAGGACGGATATTCGTTCCGTTATTTAATCTAAACTTTTTAAATTTCATTAACGGTTTATGTTTAGTTTTTGTGATGGATTGTTGTTTGCCATTCCTATGTTACCGTGTATCATTACATGACCGCTAGATGTTATCCTCATTCGTTCTACACCACCAACACCTATGCCTGCATACCCAGTTGATTTAATAACTAATTTTTCAGGTTTTACTTCTGGCAGTGCAGTTGATACTGCTGCCATAGATAACATTTTTAAGAAGTTTCTTCTGCTACTCATTAGATATTTGCTTCTCTAATTTTAGGTTCAAATACTTTTAAAGAAAAACTTTGACTAACATTAGTAGGTACTAATTTCATACCATCGTAAGTTGTTTTCTCTACTACAAGAGGATGGTATTCTTTATCACCATGTTTGAGTGTAATGGTATTAGATACCATTAATTTTTCTTTTGGTTCTTCTTTCTTTGGAATGTAAGATGCTACTTTAGCTGATACAACTCCACTAGCGAATGCTGCTAATCCTTTAAAAAATGATCTTCTGTTTTCCATAACTAAGTATTTAAGCAGTCAGGGTAGGATTCGAACCTACATCTCCCAAATAAAATATGGGGCGTTACCAATTACGCTACCTGACTAACCGTGAGCCCCGCTCCTCACACGTGGATTGTACTTCTCCATATTAAGCGTTTACTAGGAGCCGATCTTTCTCGGCAGTCAACAGAGCTTAAAACTTACCTACGCACCGTGAGGTACTCTGTGTGGTTGTTCGCATTGCCTAAGCAGTGACATGTATGCCTTCGGTTGCCGTGCGTGTCAAAATGACTCTAAGCTGTTCTTACGGTAAGCTTTCGAGTACATTACAATTTAGGAAAGGAGAAGATGGTTGCGTGGACAACTCCTTTTACGATTGGCATTACTTAGAATGGTTTCAACTCCGAATATACAACCAATCACCAACAGGTTACGTATATTCATTCCCCAATCAACCTATGTGTTAAATATCGTTTAGCAGCTCTTTAACCCTTTCTTCCAGCACATTGATTGTAGTAATAATGTGTCCGGTATCGTGAGGTTCGACTCTGCTTTTAAGCACATCTAATTCTGCTATTAGTGCTTGGATGTGTTCTTTTTTGTTTTTGATTTCCATAACGTTTAGTTTATAAAGTCTCTATAAAATTCTCTAACCTTTGCTCCCAACTCTGCATCATCTAAACTATCTTCAATGATGTAAGCTGGAATAGTAACAAGCCTGCGGTCTGTGCCTTTGTCGTAGCATCTCTTGCAAAGCTGACCGATCCCTTCTACATAACCATATCTGTAGTTGATATTGGTTTCGTAATTGTAAGCAGTCTCTTTACCGCACATAACGCAGCAGTCTTTAGTGCCTACTTTGTTTTTGTTTTCTCTCTCTAGCTCACATGCTAAATGATTAAAGCCAGATAGATACTCTACATCTGTGTTTGATGTGTCTTGCCCGCAATATTCGCAGGTCCACATCGATACTTGTTTTCCCATTGTTTATATTATTTGATCAACAATTCCGTGTTTAATAGCTTGCTTTGCGTTGAATACCCAATCTACTTTTCTCTTCCTATTGTCATCAAGCATTTTAGCTGTAAGCTTTGTTTTCTTTATGGTCTCTGACTCCAGGATATTTTGTAGACGTTTGATCTCAAAGTACCCCTCTTCAACGTCTTGAGTCTTTCCGCTAGAGTCACCGCTTACTTGATGGTAAAGGAAGGTAGACTTGTCGTAGCAGAATCTTACGTGTCCAGATATAGAGATAAGGAATCCGCAACTCATGGCACAACCTGTTACAATCGTGTGGATAGGTACTTTAGATTTCTCCATGATGCTGAGTAGTCCAAGGCATTGGTACACATATCCTCCATAAGAATCTATGTACAAATTAATTGGATTGGGAGTGTAGCTTATTCCATGTACACCATACAAAGCTACTAGGTAATCATCGTCGTTATTAATGTCTAGGATAGCTCTGCTGAGTTCATTCATGCTGAACTGGTCTACTTGTTTTGCTAGGTATAGGTTTCTCTCTCTTGGAACAGGCAATTGTATTGCAGGCATATTGTTTTGTGTTTTATGGTTAAGAAAGCATTTTTATAACTTGGTGCTTGACATCGGTAAGAGATGGATACTTTTCTTCGTTCCTCTCCCCTCTTGTTCTGACAAAGTTATTCTTGTATCCATACTCTTTGAAATAAGGATACAAGTTGAAATCATCTATAGCCACCCACTTTTCTGGCTCATGCTCATCTACCCATTGTAATATTTGATGGGCTCTATCCATGACAGAAGAAGATGATAGCTTTGCTTTCAACCTGTTAGTTTTATCTATAATAACTGGGGGCGCTCCGAAGTAAGCTAATACAGCATTCATCTCATCTATTGTGTAATATAGTCTCCAATCTGAAGACAATACTATGTCTGCTTGTGTTTCTCTTACAATCTCATATAGAGATCTACAGTCTTGCTGGACGTAGGAATATGGTATTACAAGGCCTGGGGCTATCCTAATTGCATCCTCTTCTTCATCTCCATATGCAAGAGGTCCATCTATGTCAAGGAATATTATTTTCATTCGCTGAATAATTTACGGACTGTAGCACCTAGATCGTAATTGTTTGGAATCTCTCTAATAAAAGTTCTGAAAGAACTGTATAGTAGATCTTGGTCTTTTAGCAAAGACAAATGAAATTCAAACTTGTCTACTACTTCTTGTTGTTCTTTGGTAAGGTTTGCTTCGTTCATGGTTTTATAGTTTATCTGTTTTTAATTTAGATACCAATGATATAGCTAATGCTGCAATGCATATAGGCCAGAGAAATAACCACACAGGAGTTAAGAACCATCCGTCTCCTGCATCATTCTTTTCAGGCAGTCGTCTAATGAAAACGTTTACTGCCCAATATACGAATCCAATAATAAAGTAAGTGAGAACCGACATGATAAATGTTTATTTGATTTGTGAGTGATTGTAGTTGTAGTACTCTAATTCGTTTTTGATTTGTATTACTTGCAGCAAACTATCTCTTTGTTCTTTGAGTTGTTTGATCTCAACAGACTTGTGTCTAATGTCTGAATAATTAAATCCAAGTAGGATAAACAGAAATAAGCACATAACTCCTAAAAATACTATATTGCTTTGTGATTCATTCATAACTGCTCATTGTCCAACAAATATAAGAAGTATTTTTCTTTTTACAAAAAAAATTATAAACTCATTCTTGAGCCAATCATGAAGGTATTTAGTACGGGCGCCTTAGGAGCAGTAGAAAACATAATCTTCCAATCCACATTAAAGGTAAACCTCCTAGTCAGTTTGTAATTAAATCCACTGCCCGTCATAAAGGTTACATGAGGGCTAAAGGATGGTTTATTCCCTATCATCCAGCTAACTGGTGAACCTATGATAAACACGCCAGGGGAGAGGATTAAAGGCTTGGATTTCAATGGATAAGGCTTTGTCCAGAACCCTACAAAAGAAGAACTAAGCATCCTAGTTCCAGCTGCTCTGAGAGCTATATAAGACGTGTTCAATCCGTATGTTCCGAACTTACTAGATGGCTTTATAGTGGAGTATCCCCCTATAAGCATGTTACCTCCGCCCACATGGGCAAATGTCAAAGAAAAGTTATCCACAGACTTTAACTTACCGTCTCTCATGTTCATCTCCGTATATCCCCCTGAGAGGGCATATTGCTTCAAATCAGCCCATATAATGGTATTTAAGCCCCAACTATTACCTCCAGTCATAGAGGACTTAGAAACGCCTAGGGATATCAGTGTATTGAATCTACCGTTCCCTATCTGTCCAGAGGTTAGATCTGATGAATAAATCATTGGATTTACCTTAGGAGCTTTATCTTTCTTCTCCTTCTTATCTTCTTTCTTCTCCTCTTTTTTCTCTTCCTTTTTTTCTTCTTTCTTATCTGATTTCTTTTCCTCACTCTTACTTTCTGACTTACTCTCTTCTGACTTGGACTCACTCTTGCTTTCACTAGATGAAGACGATTCAGATTTACTTTCGCTGGATGAGCTGCTAGAAGAACTGCTTTCACTAGAAGAACTACTGGAGGAACTAGATGAACTGCTGGATGAGCTAGAAGAACTACTCGATGCAGTTGAGGTAGTAGATGTAGAAGAAGCAGATGACGATGCAGCAGCACTTGCTGAAGATGATGCTGTAGAACTTGCAGATGATGCAGCGGATGAAGCTGCACTAGATGCAGCGCTAGATGCGGCACTAGAAGCTGCACTGGACGCAGCATTACTTGCAGCAGCGGCAGCAGCGTTAGCAGCAGCAGAAGCAGCTTGTGTAGCAGCTTGCGTTACAGTCTGTGTCACTACTTGTTGCGATGCTGGACATGGAGTAGCAAACACTGACTTGATCCAGGCATCAACTATCCCGGATCTAAAGTCAGCGTCTGTAAATACTTTGCTTTGATTTCTTATGATGATTAATACACCAATGTTTGAAGCTGGAAAGGATACAGTATAAGCTTTATTGTCACAGGGATCTACATATACCGTAGTGATAGTCTGCGACCTGACTTTCCCTATTATAGCAAAGGAAAGTAATATACTTAATACTATTCTTAGTCTTCTCAATTAACATTAGAAGTTTATGCCTAAACCAGCCCATATATTATTAATAACAGGATCGTAATCCAATTTAACAGAAATATTTTTGAAATCATGAATAGCTCCCACTTTGACAGCAATTCTTTCGTGAGTGTACTTTGGAAATGTAATGTATCCAATATCGTCTTTACCTCTCCATCTAACTCTCTCCGTTACAGAACCCATCATCAAATGCACACCAGTACGATTGAATCTTTTACCAAAACCCACGTAGAAAGATTTTATCTTTACTAGATCATTCACTAGTGGGAAATCTACTTTGTTAATGTTTCCATGAGGAAAGAAAGTAGAATTATCCTTCTCTACAGTTTGTGAATAATCCATGATAAAGTATCCTTGATTGCCTATAGTAAACCATCCACCGACTTGTTTGTCTTGGGACTTCTGTAGACCAAAAGATATTTGAGGTTTCTTACCATATACGGTATCTCTCTTTCCATCTTTGTATACATACACTCTAGCTGGTTGTCTATAGCCAAAGCTGTTGTTATACCAGAATGGATTGTAATAATCCCATCCCCACATAGGAGCACCCCATACTCCCCATCTATTCCAACCCCAACCCCAATAAGGATCTGCGATGATTACATTAGAACCTGGTTTAGTGGGTTGAGGTCTGTTAAATTCTCTAGGAGATACATCTCTCCATCTACTCACACCGTTGTCCATAGGACTTTGTACTCTTGGAGGCGGTGATGAGAATTGTTGTCCTCCTCCTGAATTTCTCCAACCACTAACTTGCGATAAAGCTAATGTTGGGATCAACATGAAAATCAATACTAGCTTTTTCATTTTGTTTTGTTTTAGTTAATAATTCTAGAATAGAACCTGATTTTTTCTTTTTAGTATTTTATATCCATAACCTATTCTTGGTTCAATCTGCGGTATAGCAAACTCAACCAATTCTTTTATCTCACATATTACAGTATTGTCTTCTCCTTGAATCTTTACGTTATCAAAATACACATAACGATTCTTATCAAAATCCTTTTTGATCTTGTTAAATGAAGATGCGAACGAATGCATATCGTCAATCATCTTCTCCATATGTAACAGGTGAGGAGACAGTACCTTATCATTAAAAGACTTATCTACCTTCTGTAAGTAAGCAAGTAGAATATACTCTTTATATTCCAAGTCTATTGGACTTTCTGCGTACCAAGTAATAGACAATAAGTCTGTCATAAGGTTTAACAATCTGCATCCATAATCTTAGTGTCTTCCAAGATACCGTTCAATACACTTTTAATCTCAGCAGATAAGAAGCTATTTACCCAATTGAATAGTTTAGCATTCAAATCAACTACGCCCTTAGTAACTACGTCAACTGCTAATCCAATTGACTCAGCTAGAGCGATCAAACCTTGTGTATCAACTGTATCTGTTGGAACTTCAATTTTCAATGATTCAATAGTTAAGTAGTATCCTGGCTTATCTCCATCACATACTTTAACTAATGTACCTGTAGCTTTTCCTGGAACGTTGCTAGCTACTACATCCTCATCACCTGCAATTGCTGGTAGTGGATCTTGCCACATTTTGAAATGAGCGAAAGCAACTACTGATGGTACCAACAAACTCATATCTACAGAAAATACTGTATTGGTGTCATCCTTAGGAACCATAGCGTCGATAGATGTTACTCTTATAGAACCACATCCTTTAACTGCATTTAATCTGAAGTTAACGCCTCCTGTGATTGTTAAATACCCACAACCATCAGCACAGTCGTTAAATGCTTTATCAGCGCCTGCTTTGCAATCGTCTGATTCGTGTTGGCATTCTTTACTGCAGCAGTTGTTACAAGTCCAGTCTACAGCTGCACAACCTGATTTGCATGTTTGTCTCCATGCATCACAAGTACCATACGCTGCTTGTTTTAGACCGTTACAAGTATCGATACATGCTTGGTTTAATGATTTTTCTTCATATGAATAGGAATAAGCAACTTCGTCACAGAACTCGATATCATCTAGTACTGAGACTTTGTCGCACTGACTTGATACATTGAATTGAATTCCTTGTACCGCTGGAGAAGCAATAATACCATTTACTACTTCTAAGACTGCTTGATTGATGTCTGACATGATAGTTTTTTTAAGATTTCTAAATTTGATTTTACTAGTTTCATTTTTTTAATACCTGACCTTCTGCTACGCATTGGTACTGGTTTCGGAGACTTTTTTGCCATATAAACTTTTATTTAGTGAATATACCTTTCTTAATCATTCTATCTAAGATATTAGCACATGCAATGTCAAGTGCTTTCTTAGTTGCTATACTGATAGTAGATTGATTAAACTTGATTGGATCTACTGCTGCATCGCTAAGCAATGTCAGCTCTCTGTTTGTTCTGGCTTCTCCCAGTCCAGAGGCGCTGATAATAGTTGCTGTCTCTGCATCAGTAAATCTAACTTGGAGACCAAGTCTAGTTACCATATTATCCTTGATGCCATTCTTCAAATTAATTGTCTCATCTTCTGAGATAGAATAGTCATACACTTCAATGGTCACAAAGTATTTAGCTAGATTGATCTTACCACGACCATCTAGTTTGTTTTCTGAAATACCAGCTTGTGATGCTTGGAACTGTTTCACCATGCGATTCTTTATTTCTGTTTTATCTTCAGTGAATTTGAATCTGTTGAGGTTCTCTAGGTATTCCATTGAGATATTGGCTACACCAAGACCTACACGCTTTTCTTTAAGCTCTGGATACATCTCATATATTTCGTCTGAGATACCGCATTTGAGAATCTGAATAGGGATTTGTGGACCATCATAGTCTAGGAAAGCAGAAATGTCTTTCTTCTTTTCAAAGTCAGCTACAAACGATTCTGTCTTTGTGCTGCCTATAGTTTGAGAATACGCTCCTATTTGTACTGAGAGTATAAAAATTAAAGCAAAAATAAACTTCCTCATCTTATATTATTTAAAATCGTAAAATAAACCGTAAGTTAATTTAGATACTGGTCGGAGAGCTGGGCCTAGTTTTGTTTCTATTTTATTGAAATCCCAATTCATAGAACTTAAAAACCTCACTCTTTTATACTTTAATCCTACTCTAAAGTTTGGCATGAAATCCTGATACACTTGTTCCCACCCAAACATCTCCACTCCGAATCCTGCTAATGGCTGAAGTTCTCCATATCCAAACTCTGTGTCAAAACCTATCATACCAGATACTTTATTTTCTGAGTTAACTCCTATACCAAGCACTGGTGAATAAGTAAAGTTACTTCCGTAAGTTTTACCTGTTCCAAAATAAAAATAGGGCCTGGGATTTTTTTCAATACTCCAGACCCCACCATATATTGATGTTTGAGAAAAAGAAACAATTGAAATAAACAAAAATGCTAATGTAGAAATTAATCTAATTAAACCTTCCATCTAATTTCCAAATTAATTCTTTAGCAATGTTTGTAGCTAGTTTGGGATTCGTAAAAGATATTACTACCATACTAATCTGAAAACTCGCTGCAAGTAAAACAAACAATAGAACTAAGTTTACAAAGAACCATCTAATCTTTTTCATAAAATTTATTCGGCTTTACTATCGCCTTTTTTGTTTATCCATTTATCGACAGAAGCAATACCGAAGCAAGCGATTGTCAAAATTTTAAATGAGTCGAAAATAAATTCATTTACCAACAATGGCTTGTTTAATGCACCAGTAACAATATCTGCTACTGCGAATATTACCATCATCATAAATGCTGCGAATCCAATAACAGCTTTCTCATTAATAGAGTTGCTGTCGTTGAATAGGTCGTGAAAGAATTTTTTCATCTTAGTTGTTTTAAGTTATACAATAGCGACAACAGTTTATAACACAACTATAACTCCCAACAGTATGGCTACCTTTATAAGTAAAGAAGTATGCTCTGGGCTTATTTTTATAATGTTTGACACCTTCCTGATGAATAGATCTGTATCAGCTGTCTTTCCTACATGCAGGGCTTTTCTTTTCAATACCACGACATTTACCAATATGTCAAATCCAGCCCAGAATAACACAGCGAATATCATCATCCACTTGAAACCAAATCCAAAATACAACATACCATAAACAGAAATATGGTTTATACCTTTCCAAAAATGCCAACCTTTATTATGTTTTTGATAAGCTGTTTCTGGATCTGAATGGACTAAATCTCTTTCTAAAAATTGGTGTTTCTGATATACCACCCAAGAGATTAAGTGTACGATCATCAGTACAACTAAAGCAATAGAAGTTATCATTTTGTTGAGTTTTGATTAATCTTTTATCTTACCGCACTTGAGACATTCTAAATCACCATCGTGATCTGAATCTCCCCATACGTGTTCACATTGTCTGTGTGCGAAGTACATATCAATCTTACCGTCACCATCGAAGTCTATACCATCCATAGTACCATCACCATCCTCGTCTATCTCTATACCAGTTCTTGGCTTTGGTTTAGGTTGTTCAACTGGCTTTGGTTTGCTAGCTTCCAACTTATCCATCTCATGCTGGTGGTGCATCTCTGCTTTAGCCAATTCAAAGTTTTGTTTGTTCTCATCTTTAGCTAATTCTCTTGCAGCTGCTGCGCCTTGTATAAATGCATCTGGGATGATTGGAGTAGGTGGTTTGTTGGATTCTTTCATGTCGTTGGTATGTGACATTGAAACTCCGTCCTCCTCGTCCATCTTTTGGACTAGCATCTTATCTTTATCAGTATCGCTAAACCAATAGTCTATAATCTTACCGTAAGAACCGATGAAGGCACCTAACATCAGTAGAAGGAGTTCTTTCCATTCTGCTGCTATTGGAGTTGATCTTCCAATGCCTATAAAGAATCCTACGATGATTAACATAAATGCACCTAGGACTAGCGCAGTAATAAACCATCTGCGCTTCATCATACTATTTAGTAGGTCTTTAAAACCTGTTGCTGGTTGATTACTCATATATTACCATTGAGCGGGTGCTTCTTTAAATTCGTCGCCTTCTTTCTTTTTCTTTGCAGGCACTTCTTTAACTGTTTCCTTTTCTTTAATAACAACTGTTTTACCACCACCACCAGCTGCTTGAGTCTGGTTGTTTTGGATGTTAATTACTGGAGCTGCTTGTTGAACTGGAGCTGCTTCTTCTTTATCTCCACCAGTCAGCTTTGTGGTTACCCAACCACCTACACCCAAAGTGATAGTACTTACAAGTCCAATAATGATATTCTTAATGGACTTACCTGTGCTTTCGTTTTGTTCTTCTGACATAGATTTACTTTTTAATTATGATGTTTCTTTTAATTTCGTTTCCTTTTATATCGATTAAAACCAGGGTGTAGTCACCGTTCTTTAGATCTGACAAATCCAACACTTTAATTGTGTTTGTATTGCCTGCTGTAAAACCTATTACCTTGTGTTCCTTTTCCAACATGTCTAGAACCTGTAAGGAGTACTTTGCGCCTATCGTAAGAGTCATGCCTACTGTCACAGCACTTCCGTCGGAAAGGATTGGAGAAACCTTATTTATGGAGGCGGAATGAGAATCGACTCCCAAATCTATTTGAGGAGTATAATCTATTTTCGTACATCCAAGTATAAATATCAAGAATAATGAGAGTAATGCTGTCTGTTTCATCTTAGTTAAAATTGTTGTATCCGGTTATTTTAATAGTGGTTGTGTTCATGTTAATACCTAACTGGTTACCTTTATTGTCAGATGCGTCAAAATTCTGGGTTACTTGTACCTTAGTGTTAATGTCCAATCCACTCTGTAGGGCCTTGAACTTCACCTTAAATGGAATAGAATTTGCTGCTAATGGGGCTTTCAAATCCCTATCTACAGCTCCGAATCTAACCACTCCAGGCTTATTGTTATTGGCAAATAGGTACCATCCGTTAGGGATCTCGGCTTTCAGGTCCTCAAAAGCTACCTTACTGGCATCAAAAACAAACTCAAACTGGAGAGCTGCTACGTTGTTCCCTTTGGTATTTACTGATACTGGGATCTCTATATTATTTGAGGTGGCTGTAACGTTACTCAGGCTGACGTCTATATAGGCGGGTTCCGCATAGGCAGCTGTGTACCCAAACGCACTAGACGCAATATTAGCCAATTTAAGGCTGTTTTTAGCTGTAGAGATAGTCTGACCTCCAACCACAACTTGAGACGAATGTGACCGGTTTATATCGCCTGGGATGAGATATTTGATACTTAGAGTATCTGCTACGTCTTTGGTCTTGAATTTAACCTTAAAGGAATTCAATCCGGTAGCGCTTAGCTTCAAGGCGCTATCCACAGATACAGTATCGAAGTACTTGGTGAGGAACACAGGGAGATTTGTTGTTGCTGAGTTTGCTTGTGGGGAGAATATAGTGTCAGCCCCAACAGCCTGTGCAAATATCAATCCCACATCCCCTCCGTCAAACTTCTGGTTTTGGTTAGCGTCTGCTGCGTAGAAACTCATTCCAGATGTCATAGCTGTCTTAGAGAAGGTTCCATCCAGATTCTGCTTGATGAACTCTGTCTGTGCAGCTGTGTAGTCTGAAACAGTTATGGATTTTGTTAGGATACTGGAGAGACTATCTGACGGTACCCATACGCTAGCGTAGTATACTGTATTAGGCAATAGTTCGCTGCTAATACTAAACTGATTGTTTGCTCCTACGGATCTACTAGCCCTCAGAGTATTTGTCGCAGAGTCTACTATAGCGATAGTAGGTCTAAGAGTTCCTGTCAAGTTACCGTTTATCTGGAATACTCCATGGATCAAGGCGTTAGAAGACGGATCTATATTAACCCAAGATGAATTAGGCTTAGGCATTTTTATACTCTTCTGCTGCCCTGCATTATCCCATCCATAGGCAAAGTTATAGTAGATGGAATCATAAGCAAATCCAGCTGCTACGTTTACTACTTTGAATCTGAGGTAGCAGAGGATACCGTCATTAAGCTGAGTGACGTTACCATTTGAGGTAGCAGTGTTTATATTGATACGATTGATTGCTTTAGACTGTCCTTGAACGTATTGGTATTGCGCATTATAAGCATTCTGCAATCCATCCTCTGTGTTATTGTTAGCATTGTCGTACCAGTTATATCCTGGATAGTAGTTATTGGTAAAAGAAGTTTGTGTACCTGTAGGGATAGCTTCTGTACCAGCTGCTGGGAATACTACACCAATCATGTTGATAGCACTGATTTGATGTTGGAAATCCAAGTAGAAGGTTCTTAGATTCGAATTATTGTTCTTAAACACCAGAGCTACCTGAACAGTATCATCTTTCTCTATAGTACCTCCGTTAATGTCTGTAGTTACGACATTTGGAGATATCTTAAGCTCGGCAATTTGAGCCTGTGCATTCAGCCCAAAGAACGCAAGAAGGGGAGCCAATAAGTATTTCATATTATTCTTTAATGTTAAACAGTCTATAGATTAGTAGAACACAAGTTTTTTTAACCGCGTTGCGAGCCAACGTTGTGTTAAAACCACCCTCTTCTGTTACTAAAGCTACAGTGTTAACGATTTCGCTTGACTTGTCCGTAACAAGGATCTGATTGATTTTCTTTTCTTTTTTGTCGTATATAATGCCTTTCAAGCGAATAACAACTGCGTTGTCTTCTTTATGGAAAACAGATAAATTTGACTTTGTTTTTTCTACGTCAAAGTAGACTATCTCTACATCCAAGAACAGGTCTGCATTTTCTTCAGGAACTATATCGTATCCTTTGTCTTGGAGGGCTTCTGATAATATATTCTTTACACCAAACGCTAAGTTTACATTACCTGTCTGTGGTCCAGTCTGGATAGCATTGAATACATTCCTGACACATATCTTGTCAGCAACTGGTTTGCGTTCTGAACCACTAGCCCAAAAAGAAAAGATAAGTACGGACAGTACAAGTAGTATATATTTCATAGGGTATGGATAAAAAAAAGGCTGTATAGATTTTTTAAAACCATATACAACCTTCAATAATAAATATAATGAACGATGCTAATATTGGCCCTAACAGAAGTGTTAGGAATGTCCGGGTATCATTGCCGAGGATTTGCTACGCACAAAAAAAGGAAAGGGGTAGAAACCCCCTTCCGTCCTAACCAATAAACCTAAACCTAAACTGGTGGAGATGGTGGGAATCGAACCCACGTCTCCGAAAGAGACAATAATATCAACGTCTCACATGCTTAGTACTGTATTGCTACTGCACCGTAGGGCTGACCGTAGGGTCGGATCCACCACCTTGTTTTATGACTACAAGGAAAACTTTAGTGCTGTTCTGTTGCAAGGCTATCAGCTGCCCCTTTCGGACTAGGCTGCAAGAGCGTAGTCGTCAGCACCAACGAAGGCCATCAGGTCATCGAAGGTCATAGAAGATAATTCTTCTGCGTTTATTTGTTGTACACAGTTTAAAGAGATGTAGTACTTATCTCTGCATGTGATATTACCTCAGCATCCGGATCGATACCAGGCATCCCCATTATTTAATATGTTCCACTGGACGTTCTACTCCGTGGTCTTCAATTCCTTTTTTAACTTCTTCCTTCACTTCTTCTTTCACAGAACCGTCTACAACAACTGTATCAGCTGCTACAGCTGCACTGTCACTTACAGGGGCTTCTTTAACTTCACCACCGCAAGATACAAATAAAATTGACAAAATTGCCAAAAAAGATAATTTTTTCATGTTTATATTTTAGTATAAATATTCTAGACAGACTTTTTATCTAATATGTCTAAGGCCTTTTTCCCCGCAGCACACAGTTCATACTCCTCATATTTGATAAGAGTTTCCATGTTTGTCTCTAGAGTGCTTCTGTAATCTCTGTGCTTGGAGTGGAGAGTTATCACCACAGATCCAGTGAGTATCTGCGCAATGTCTATCTTACGAATCTTATTCTCCACAGCGTAGGATACCCTCTCTACGATAGCCATAGACAATCCTCTCTCATGTTCACTCATTAACTCTTTGAGTGTCATTGATTTATCTGTAGCTTTTATGGTGTACAAATCAGAAACCATACTTATCTTTTGTTTTAAAATACCATTCCAATATAGTCCTGAAATGATCAGCTGTATATTCTTTGATGTTCCCGTTAATAAATGTTTCACACTTGTCTATTTCTTTTGTTAGTATTCTTATGTGATCACTCTTCACGGTTTTCCTATCAAAGAACTCTTTCTTCTCCACTAGCATATCCCTCAGCTCAGGTATCTTTTTGAGAGCTTCGGTCTTCATCACATCCTCTTTAGACTGTCTCACCAGGAAGGCAGTTAGTCCTGAGGCTCTTCGGGAAAGGCTTAGTAGTTTATCAGACGCTTCTTTCTTTTTCAGGAGGTCATCTGCCAAGCCATCTATGTAGCCTTTTCTTTTCATCGTTTCTTTGTCGTAGCTATCAAATCATCACCGTAATCATCCGGTAATACTTCTCTTCTATAAATATGTTTATTTTCTAGGTCAATTGATTCTTTAATAGCTTCTTCATGCTTTTGTGGTAGATCTAAATCTATCTCCACATCTCTCACGTCTTTGTAGTCTTCCATCACAGATATCTGCTTGCTAGTGAATACATCTCCCACACATAGGAAGTAGCAGTTGTAGCAGAGGAACTCTACGTTCTCTAGTTTCCAATTCTTCTTATCTCCGTCTCTAAAATTAAGGAGCACAGGTACTCTGTAGTCAATAATGCGTTGTTCATGGAATCCACACCTGCTGCACTCTTCTTTCAATATCGCTTGCGCTATGATTTGTCTTTTGAGTATTTTGAGGGACACAAATGTCTTTTCAACTTTACCCTCCATGATATCTAATATGCTCGCCTTGTCGTGTCTTCTCTTTCCGAACTTAGGAATTCCTTTACCTGTTTTATTCTTGTGAGCTTCGAAGAGAGTAACGCCCTCTTCGTTCTTGTACATCTTGGCGTACTTCTTATATGTCTTGTAAGACACTCCTAAGAACACAGCTGCCCCTGCATTAGACATTGTCTCACGCATGGCTCTTTCAATAGTTTGACGTTCTAGATTAAGATCCTGTCCTCTGTGATCTTTTTCTGTCTTTTGTTTCTTTTCTTTTTTAAATGGTCTGATTAACATACTATGCGTTTTTGTTCAATAGAAACCATAGATCATCAGTAGTGTTTAGAGGAACAATGTTATCCTGATCGTCTACGAGATTGAGCATAGAACCATCTGCGCAATACCTATCGTACAGATAGAAGTTAATCAAATTCATTTGCTCTCTGGAAAAAGAGAATTGCCAGAAATCATTTATAATATCAAAGAATGCTTGATTATATTTTTGCAAGTCTAGCTGGTATCCTTCGTCTATGGATATTGTTCTCTCTTCAACTAAGATGACGGCTTCTATAATTCTACCAAATAGGATTCTCCTCTGGTCTTCTTGGGTCTTCTTTACTCTTTTGAATGTTGTCTTCTGCCCAATGATTTTATCTATAGCAACCTTTACATTTTGATGATGAGTGTTTTTTGGATCGAACTCATTTTTCATAACTATAAAATTTCTATCAAATCTTTACACTGTTTACATTTTTCATAATCTTCTCTGTCCTCTGCTGAATAAAACTCTATGGCTTTCTTTAGAGAAGACTTCCATTTATCTCTATTTAAAGTTACACAAAATTCTGGATTTAATTTAAAAATCTCAGCTTCTTGTTTATTCTTTTCTACACTGAACTTGATTGCATCTACTAGTGTATCGAATACAATCTTCTGTGTTTCTGGCATATCCGTTATCAAACTATATTCATTAAAGTGCCTAATACTGTAATTCAAAAAAGGTACCACTCTTTTTTTCTTTGTAGCTGTCTTTCCTTTCTGGTTCATAGTCACAGTTTTAAAAGATATTAATAGCGTCTTTAATTGCAGGTAGCAGAACTCCTTCTTGTAGTGGTCCACTTCCTGCTGGAGTATCCGCAGCAAAGTCTGCTATTGCAAATATAGTATCTAGGTGTTTATCTCCCTTAGGATTGAATCTAGGATCTGGAGGTGCGTCAAATGTCTTGGTGCCATCCACATCCCAGTTCTTAATACGATCTACCCTAAAGAATTTCCATGCAGGCACTGTTGTGGTAGTCTTACCTGTCTCTTGCCATGCACGTACATATTTAATTCCTTTGCGAGATCCAAAGCATACTGGCTCTACATTAGTACGCCAACCTGGTGCTTCTTCTTCGTCTCCTTGGTAGTATAGCTTAACAACTCTTTTGTTTATGACTGCATCAGAGATCTTCTCGTCTATGCCTGTAAGTTTACGTTGTTTTACCGCTACAGTCTTCTTAGGTTCTTTCTTTTTCCTCTCAGCATCCTTCTTCTCTTTTTCCTTTTCTTTAGCTGCAGCAGTAGCAGGAGTTGTGCCTAATATG